ACAAGAGCTGCTCAGTTAATTAGAAACTACAACATAATCACTGAAGAAGAGGCTGAAAACGCAACAGACGAAGAGTTGATAGAAATATTAACCGACAGGCTGGCGAGCAATCTTGAGTTTGTTTATGACAATGTAGACCCTCAGACCAGACAGCGGTCTAAGTTATGGTACATGGGGGCAAACAGAATAGCTAATGAGATAGCCCAAAAATATGGCATTGAGGTAAGGCAAGTCGCTGGTGTGATGGCGGCACTAAGCCCTCAGATGGATTGGTATAAGAATGTATCTTTGGCAGAGAGATCCATAGATATAAAAATGACAAAAATGGATATTGTCCCAACTCCAGAGATGCTTATAACAGCGCAAAGAATATTTGGAAAAGATCAATACCAGCCAATGCTTAATATTATATTTAAGAAAGGCAGAAACATGCCTTTGTCTGAATATAAAGATGCCCCTCTTTTAGAGGCTATGTTTATTCGTATTTACGATGAAACATACAATGACAGAGGGTATCAAATTGTTTCTCCAGATGGCGAGAATCTTGGGTTTGCTAGAAATAAAAATGGGCAACGATCAAAGGTGGGTTGGGGTTCTAATAAAGAAACAACAAAAGCTAATATGGCTATGAATGATCCTGACTCCATTATTTTGGAAATGGGTGATCGTCATAAGGTTAGAAATTTCTATAACAACATCATTGCTCCAGAATCTATGGAAGGTGATGTTACGTCAGACACTCACGCAGTAGCTGCCGCACATTTAAAGCCACTGAGCGGAGCATCAACAGAGGTTCATCACAACTTTGGAACCGCGCCGACTAAGCCGCAACAAATAAAAAATGGTGATTGGTTTGGCGCAACTGCGAACTCTTCTGTGAATGGATTAAAAGGCACATACGTTATATATGTAGAGGCGCATAGGAGAGCGGCGCAAAGAAAAGGTGTTCTGCCTAGAGAAATGCAGTCAATAACTTGGGAAGCAGTAAGAGGTCTATTCTTGCCTGCTTTTAAGAGCAACAAAAATAATGTTCAAAAGATAAATGACATATGGGATAACTACAGAAAAGGCTTGATATCATTAGATCAAGTTAGACAGGAGGTTATGAATGAAGCAGGTGACCAAGGAAGATTTCGTCCACCAAGCTGGGAAGGATCCGATAGTGGAAGCCTTAGAAGCCCTGAGCTTGCCATTGACGAGGGAGAACTATCTGGCGCTATCGTATCCAGAGGAAGTCCCAGAGATTACGGCGGAGATGGAAGCAGAGCTGCCGGAACAAATACAAATCGCACAGTAGAGCCTAATATAGGAAATCTGACAGAGCTAGAAACAGAGCAGATTGGTAAGGTTGGCGAAGTAATCGGGACTCTTCCCAAGTACAGCAGAAGAAGAGTTACACCACCGCCAGAGGTACTTGGCTTTGGTCAACAAGCTGAAGCATCAATCACTGGCATACCTGTTCAAAACAGATTTGCCACTGTCTCCGCTCCTGTGAGATTCCCAGACAAAAACCTACAAAGGTTTGAGTCCTTGTTTGGAATCATTAAAGAAGGTAGTGGCAACACGCCTGTCATTCTTTTTGCTGGGGAACACAACAACGAGACAAACGGCGGCAGTGGTATTAGTCATATCCTGTCTCGCGGGCATGAGCAGGAGTTAATAGAGAACTCCAAGTTCCAAAACATCGAATCAGCAATACAGCAAACATTTTTTGCTTGGCATAAGCAGGGATTCCAAGATGGACAGAATGTAATATCGGAAGCTGGAACCGTTGGTGGTGACAGGGTTAGATCTGTTGATGGATCTTTCCGCTCAATTAGTAAAAAAGACATGAACCTTATTTGGCTAAATCCATCACATAGCTCTCCACCGTTTAAGGTGGTTCTAAACTATGGATTAGTTTCTGATTCAGCCGTCAAAGAAGAGTTTGGATTCACCCGTGACATACCAGTTTATTCAATAACGACTGCGTACCCTCTTCTGACGGCAAAACAGAAGTCAGAGATAAAGCGAAGCAGGTCTGTTGTTAGAGTTCCTGTCAACTTCAACCCGCCATCAATAAAGCCAATAACCGCTCTTGTCGATGAAAACGAGGAGGCATATCAAAGATTAACTTACAATAATGTGTCTAAAATATTAGCGCCAGTTGCTAGAAAGTTTTGGGACTCAAACGATAACGCAGAAGCAAGATTAGCAAGAACTGAGCGCTTTATAACAAAGTTCCAAGATGCAATGCTGCCTGTTGGGAAAATGGTAGATGAGCTGAAGGCAGATGGGTTCACTGTGACTGAAGGCCTAGACCCTTATATGAGGGAAGAAAGGTCTCATGGCCTTATAGGATTTCAGCTAGAGCAAAACACACAGAACCTATATGAGCCATTGAGGGACACCATAGCTGAGATAGATGTTAGTGAAGAAAAAATAAGTGAACTCACAGGTGGCAACGCCCCAAGGTCTTACTTCTTGGCTGACGCTGTTAAAGTGAACGGCGAAAGAATGGCTATAGCAGATGCTTATATGTATGCTCTTCACGCAAAAGAAAGAAATCAATACGTCCAAGATAAACATAGCCGTGGCCTTGGCTCAGGAATGTCTGAGACAGAGGCTGACGCGATTATAAACTGGGTTGATTCTCTGGACTTGCAAAACAAGCAACTTCTAAATGCTGTTAGAGACTATGTTAAGCAGATAGTTGCCAACACAAACGCCGTCAGAAGAGATGGTGGATTGATGGCTGAGGAATATCAGTTTGAAAATTATGTTCCTTTGCGTGGCAATTTAGATCCGGAATCAGAAATGGCTGAAGATGGAGCTGGACTTGCGAGAACATATCAAAGAAAACAACGTGATCTTTATGGCGGCAAGAGAAGGCAAGATCCTCGAATAGTAGCTGGCAGAGGAACGTCTTATGCAGAAGACATAATTGGCACCGTTATGATGCAAAACCAGACATCGATAGTGGATGGTGAGCGCAATAAGGTGGGTCAAACATTTCTTAAAATGGTGCAGGACGACAAAGTTGATACAAAAGATATAGCAGAAGTTGTTACAGATGTTACAGATCAAATAAGGGATAATGTTCTTGGGGTTAAAGTAAACGGTCAACAAGACCCTGTTAATATTTTAATATTTGATGACAGAATAGCAAGGGCCATGAAGGGTGCCTATGGTGATGGCGTCAACAGAGGTGGTGCAGTTGTCAGACACTTGACCAAGTTAAACAGATACCTTTCTTCTATTAACACAACATATAACCCTGAGTTTATGGTCACTAACTTTGCCAGAGACTTGGAAACAGCGTTGGTAAACATTGGTCAGTATGACGGCAAGGGATTAACAAAAGAAATATTGTTTGATGCTCCGAAGGCAGTTATCGGCATAGGTAAGCACATCAGAGCCAGAGGTAGGGGGGAGCCATTTGATCAAGATAATTACTGGTCTCAAAAATATCAGGAGTTTATGGAAGATGGCGGTAAAAACGCGACCAACCAAATTGATACAGTTAAAGATCAGGTAAATAATATCAAAGATATCCTTGGCGATATATCCAACAACACAATGGCTGGTAAGTTTGGTTTAGCTAGGACTCAGTTTTTAGGCAAGGGTGTCAGATCAATACTTGGTATGCTTGACGATGCCAACACTGCGGTTGAGAATGGGGTTCGTGTCGCAACGTATGATGCGTTGCTGAAAAGAGGGTTTAGCAGGGCTAGAGCCGCTCAAGCCGCAAGAAACATAACAGTCAACTTTGCTAAAGCTGGCGAAGAAAGAGCCGTGGCAAATGCTCTTTATCTTTTCTATAATGCATCTGTGCAGGGTTCATTTGCACTTTACAATGCAATGATCAGGTCATCAAGGGTTCGTAAGATATGGGGAAGCATGATCCTGTATGGAATATTACAAGATCAGTTTCTAGCAGCCATTTCTAATGATGAGGACGAGGATGGTAAACCTGATTATGATGAGTTAGGCGATTACACGCTTGAACACAACCTTATAATGAACACCTTTGGCCTGTCTGATGAAAAGTACATAAAAATACCGCTTGGGTATGGAATCAACTCTGCCGTTAATCTTGGTAGAGCGTTAAGCAGAACCCAAAGAGGTGAGTATACTATTGGTCAGGCATCTAATTCTATCTTTGGAACCTTGCTTGAATCAATCAGCCCGATAGGTGGTGTAAATGATTTTGATGAGGTTGGTGATTATGCAATCGTTGTCTCTCCAACAGTCATCGAACCAGTAACATCCCTGTTTGTTAATAGAGACTTTGATGGATCGCCTGTCTACAAAGAGGGTTCGCAGTTTGGATTACAAACGCCAGCCAGCCAAAGACACTGGACAACAGCAAGCACCCCTTCAAAAATTATTTCAAAAACATTAAATGATTTGACAGGTGGTTCTGATGTAACTCCGGGGGCTGCGAATGTTTCTCCAGATATTATTGATTATATTTTTGGTTTTTACACAGGAGCCGCTGGCAAGTTTGCCCAACGAACAGCAGAGGCTCCGTTAAAGATTGTGGATGCTCTAAAGGGTGATTACGAAGGTGATATAATCAGGGAAATACCTTTCTTGCGTAAGGTCGGCGTTAATCCATCTGCATTTGAGGATGTCGGCACGTTTATTGAGAACAGAGATAAGGTTCTTTACGCAGGCAAGGAACTGCAATATGCAAGGCAAAGGGGTGATGTCGAGGGTGAGGCAAGTATAAGACAAAAGTTTGCCAAAGAGCTTTCTATATATGGTCAGTTGAAAGCAATGAACAATGCAAGAAATCAACTAATGAGACAAAGAAAGAAGATAGAGAACAATCCACGAATACCTGACTCACAGAAAGAGCCTTTGATAAAAAGATATAGGGAAAAAATTAACCTAATAGTTAAAAAAGCCAACGCCCTGTTGAGGGACGCTGGCGTAAGGTAGTTACTAAAAGTTCTATGTAACTTTTGACTCAATCCAGCTTTGAATTGATTTCTTAGTCCACCTCTGTGGGTTTTGAATGATGGGCTTCGGGAAGCTTTCATCCTTTGTTCTTATGTTATACAAAGACTGCCTAGTCATCGACAGGGCTGAACATAAATCCTTTATGGAAATCAGTTCGTCTATTGTTGATACCCCTTTTTCCATCTCTCAAACTCCTCGGTTATCTTTTTAAATTTTTCTCTGGCCTCAGAATTATTCCTAAGGTCTGTACGCGATTGTATCTCCAGCTTTGCTCTCATGGTGTTGGCGATACTCTCCTCCGTGTTATCCTCTGCCCCGATAAATATGCCAAAGTCTTCGTTACGGCATAGCATCCCTGCGCTTGATATCATTTTCTTTATTTCGCGCTCCTGCTCAGGCACAACAGGCTCTTCTTGGTCATTTAGCTTTACCATCGCCACCATGTATCTGGAGCCAACCCAATCAGTGTGTAGGCTAGGTGGGCATTCATTGGGATGCAAAGACAACCTTAGAGTGATGCCGTTTCTGTCTTGAGACATAGATATCTTCACTGCCTCAAAGTTAACAGCCGCGTCTCTAACCTCATTCATCTTTCCATCCTCATCTGATTTTGCTTTGGCTTACCAGTGTCCACTGTATTGTTAAGCTCTCTCAGTCCACTTATAGCTTGCCTAACGACTGACTCTTTTGAAGAGTACATAGAGTTGTGCCGTGAGTTATGAGAGACCAAGCTTATCCATTTGCTTTTCCCATGAAAATTACCACGCTTTGCGTTGGTGTAAAGCCTAGTGCTTCTAGGGTTCTTTCTTTTGTCTTTTGCAAACTCTTCATATAGTTTGAAATTAATTACCCTATCGTTTAATTCGCTCAGACTTTGAGAAAACTCTTCGATAGTCATATCCGCAGCATTTGTCATGCTTATCTCCTCACTTTATATCTTGTAGTTCGCTTTCAAGAGCGTGGATAACTATCGATATTTTTGAAAGCATATCGTGTTCAGTCTCCACTTTATCAACTCGCGTGTTCTTCCTAAATTCATCTGGTAGGTTTTCTATTTGATGCTTCAGATCATAAGCAACACAAAGGCTCTCATCCATTAAACTTCTCCCAATTTAATCTAGCCCATTCTTTGGGATCAACACCCTGTAAATCCCACCAAGTCCTTTCATCACCAAAGTGATGTAGCTTCATGTGACAGGAGTGGCACAGAGGAACACACCAATTGTCTCCTACTTTCATGCCCATAGCGTTAGGCTCTGCGAACATGATATGGTGTGCCTCTGCACCGTATCCACAAACCAAGCAAGGCGAACCTCGCAAGGTCTTTAGATACTTCTGGGATCGAACCCTAGAACTCTTCTTCACTTGACCCTTGTCACCTTTCTGAAATTATCTTTCATGGCTTTGGTCTTCGCAGACTTTTCACCGTGAAGGGCAACGATGCCTTGATACAGGCCAGCAGACTGAGGTTCCGGTAGAAGAGCGTAGTCACCAACCTTCATCAATCGGGCTGTACGCTTATGCCACCCATATTTGATTTGATAAGTCATGGTTGCAGGATCTGTGTACTGATAAACAGCATAATGCTCCACAGCCTTGATGGGTTTATTGGGCTTCTTGTAACAAGGATTTCCTGACAGGAAGTTAAAGATTTTTTTTATCATACTCATTAGAATGGCACCTCATCATTCATTGGCTTGGGGGCGGGGGCATTTTGAGCCTGACCCCTCTCTTCATATTTATTGCCCCTGAGAGACAGGAATGTCTCGCCAGTCTTGTTGGCAACCTTCTTCCACCCCGCTAAGGACAGAACTGGTTTTTCTACACCACGGCTCTGCTGATCCATGAGGTCACTAATAACCTCATCAGAGAGTTCAAGTTTGCCTGTGTAGTCAGGTGATGTTTCTTTGGTCTTCTTCTTGTTAGAGAACAAGACTCCTGATGGTGGATATTCACTCATGCCGCTTCTCCTTTTGGCTTTAGAGTTTCACTGTGGGCGGTAAAGTTACCTAGAACTTTTTGATATAAATCTTTATCGCCCTTCTTTAGTATTTCCAATGCATCCTTGTTCTGACCCCAGAACTTTCTCAAGGTGTCTAAATCAGCACACTCAGGGATGAAAGTGTTAAAGACCTCTGCAACTACCTTTAGACCCTCTACATCCTTTGTGGAGCCATCTGAGGCCGTTACAGTGACCTTCTGCTCAACACCTTGAGGCAAGTCCTCTCCAGCGTAGATGTAGTGACCCAGACCATGCATTGCACAGCACTTCGCCAAGCATCTCTGCAAGGCAGTATTAACTTGAAAACTGTCTGGGTTTTGAACGGCTTTGTTTTTGTAGTCCAGAACAGGCATTATTTCCGTCTGTTCTTCTTCACCAATGCGCACAGTGACAGCCACATAGGCATAGCCATGCTCATCCTTGGTATACGGCAATCCCCGATCGGGACGATCAGGATTATCGAGATAGGTTTCCGTAGTCCAGATATGCTTTACATATTTGGCTTGAGGAAAATTATTCTTCACCTCACCCCAAGCCCATGCCCAACTCAAGTAAGTTAGGTTATTCTTTTCTTCGGTGTGATCCGAAACATCAACCTTCGATAAGGTCTCCCATACACTGCTCATACTATATCTCCTTTGAACTGTGAGCAAAAATTAGCGACACCGCAGTAGTCGCCCTTACATCGGACATATTCACCTTCGCGGTGTTCTATCTCCAAAACCTTTCCGTCATTACCAAGGGCTTTATGACCCCCAACAAATCCATGTGCTAATTCTTCTGTCTCAAAAACTCTCAAGGCTCTCTTGTTGCCTTTCTTTTTTACAGCCCATGCCTCTCCGCGCTTCCACCTTTCCTCATCACTGCATGATGGAAAGGATTGTGCTAGATCATAATTGATCTGAGCGTCTTGATGCATAGCAACTCTTTCCTTGATGTACTCAATCCTCTTTGTGTCAGGCCACAGAGGGATGTCAACAAGGATGACTGGTGCTTGGGGGTAGTCTTCTCTGCGCTCTGCCTCGCGCCTATTCCAATCCCTGAGTATGGCGCAAATCTGAAGAGACTTAACCTTCATCCCTTTCGTTTTTTGCGCTAGGAATGCGTAACAGTTTAACTGTTGCTCCCACTCAATCTTTCCGTGAATAACAGACCATACACTGGTCACCTTGTAATCAGTAATCTTGATAGCGTTGTCCTCAACCTTTTGGTGATCAACAGCACCTGACAATATCCAGTCATTGACTGTAGCGTAGAGGCGTTCCTCAAGGGTTACCCCCTCATCCTCTGATGCGCTTTCAAGAATGTGGTGAACAGCAGTGCCGAATAGAGGCCAGATCATATCTGCCGCATCTGATGTCATCTCAGAAGATTTTGCATCTCTGAGAAGTCTGACGCGAGGGCTGTCTATAAGGGTGGTTACCGAAATATCAGATAGACCCTTGCTGTATTTATCATTACGAGCAAAGCTAACAAATGATTGCGGTAAATTGTGATTGTTTGTAATATTCATATGAAGTCTCCCAACTATCTGTTCCTATATGCCATATACAAACAGATGTGTCAACAATTGATTGGATTTATTTTATGCCTAGGAAAGTTCATACATTTCAAATACTTGGAGAACCAGCCAGTAAGGCCAACAGCAGAAAGATTGTCACGATGCGCGGAAAGCCAGTGTCTATAAAGTCAGACAAGGCAAGAAATTATGTAAAGACTTTTTGTGAACAATGTGGAAAACTTGACGAATTATTCAAATCCGATGTATGTGTTGAGATGTTAATTTATTATGCGTCAAGAAGGCCAGACCTAGATGAAAGTTTAATTTTAGATTGTATGCAGGGATACATTTACGAAAATGATAGACAGGTCAAACAAAAAAACATTTATTGGGCGCTTGACAGAGACTGCCCCCGAACAGTCATCAGAGTGTCGCCTTTGGAGACAGGTGATATCCCAAGCTATCTCAGATGCCTACCTTGAAGACATAAAACAAAAGAGCATTGTCTCGGAATGGGTTCAAACACAAGACTTCGTAACAGTGTGTGATTTTGCTTCTGTCGAGTTTGAGCAAATGAAAAGAAATTTTGAGGAAATCCTGTCAATGAAACCAGCACTAGCCAAGATGAAGGGTAGGCTGATAAAACATTTATTAGAAAAAGAATAAGTTATATATAACTAATATATTATAATCATATATATTATAATATATTATATATTATATATAACACTCCCATAAAAATTCAGTTTGAATCTTGCTATTGACATGGGTTACCTCTGGGCATATCGTTGTATCAGTTCTTGGAGGAACGTATGAAAATCGAAAATTCCCTTATCGGCACAGCGCACAAGTTAGGCGTTGGGCAACATAGAGTTCAGTGTCCATTTTGCTCCAGTCTTCGGAGAAAAAAGGGCATGAAAGACCTTTCCATAAATGTTGACGACAGTCACGTTTTGTATCATTGCCACCACTGCGAGGAGACTGGTAAAGTCCAAATTGAAACCCAACAAATAAAGCTAAGGAAAAAGCCAATGCAACTTGCGGTAAAGCACGACTACTCAGAACTATCGGACAACGCAATCGCTTGGTTACGAGATCGTGGCATTTCAAAAGAAACCGCAGACAAGGCAAGACTCAAAACATCTAAAACTTTTATACGCGCAGTCAATGCTGAGACAGAGTGCGTTGTATTTCCATATACAAATAAAGGGCAACAATACGCTGCCAAGATCAGAAGTTTGTCTGACAAGGGATTTTCCTGCAATGGAAGCCCACAATCATTTTTCAATATCGACAGCGTGGCAACAAATGATGACTTGATTATTTGTGAAGGAGAAATGGATGCGCTTTCATTCATTGAAGCTGGATATGAGAGCGTTGTTTCCGTTCCAAATGGCGCGGTAATGAAGGTGGTGGAAGCAGAGGTTGACCCAGAAGAAGACAATAAATTTAAGTTCTTGTGGGATGCCAAAAAGAAAATAGACCTAGCTGCGAAAATTATAATCGCCACAGACTGCGACACCGCTGGTCAGGCTATGGCAGAAGAGATTGCCAGACGCATAGGCAAGGACAGGTGTTGGAAGGTTGAGTTTCCAGAGGACTGCAAGGACGCAAATGATGTTCTGGTTAAGCATGGTAAGAAGAAGCTGGATGACATCACTGCATTCTGTAAGCCTTGGCCTGTTGCGGGACTGTATGATGCCTCTCACTTTTACAAACAGCTTGATGACATCTATGACAACGGCATGGGTTCTGGGGCAAAGACTGGTTATCCGAATGTTGATGATCTTTACAGCATTGTTGAGGGGCAACTGACTGTGGTGACAGGCCATCCTTCATCGGGCAAGTCTGAGTTCATTGATCAGATCATGGTTAATCTTGCTTCGCGGGAAGATTGGAAGTTTGGTATTTGTTCATTTGAGAACGAACCACGAATACACATAGCAAAGTTGATCAGTAAGTATCTTGAAAAGCCTTTCTTCGATGGCATGACACCGCGAATGACAAAATCTGAATTGGAACGGGGTAAAGCGTTTATTCAATCTCACTTCTCTTTTGTCTATCAGGCTGATGGTTCGATGGCTACAGTCGAGGGAATTATTGAAAGGCTGAAGGTTGCGGTGATGCGGAACGGCATCAAGGGTGCGATCATTGACCCATACAACTACATAGCCAAGAGCCGTGATATATCAGAGACAGATTGGATTTCAGATATGCTTACAAAGCTGAGGGTCTTCGCTCAGTCGCATGGGATACATCTCTGGTTCGTGGCGCACCCAACAAAGATGATGCGCGATCAGAACGGCAAGATACCGCCACCAAAGGGCTATGATATCTCAGGCTCTGCCGCATGGTTCGCAAAGGCCGATGTGGGGCTAACAGTACACCGACCAGACCCGAACAAGACCGAAAGTCAGGTTCACATCTGGAAGTGTCGTTTTTCATGGGTGGGCAAGCAGGGTCAGGCAAGCTTATACTTCAACCCCATTACATCAACATACACGCATGAACTGGACGATCCATTTGGGGATATGCCGGAACCTAAATATGACGAGAAAAAGTATGGGGAGACACCGTTTTGATTAGATTGGGAAAGCAACTGTTAGAAGAGGCCGCGACCACGATAGACGCTAGGGGCGATCATTACGGTACGCCAATGGATAATTTTACGAGGATTGCCAGACTGTGGAGTGTGATACTCGACACAGAGGTCACGCCCATGCAAGTAGGGCTGTGCCTTGATGCTGTTAAGACGGCGAGGCTTTGCGCTACGCCTGAGCATTGGGATAGTCTGGTTGATAAGGCAGGATATGCGGCGGCTACAGCAGAATGCTTGAAGCCGATTGGTACAGATGATAGTAGTTGACCTGAGAGAAAGTTACCTGTAACTTTTATTTATCACGTTTCATATGTGATTTCCTCCCAAGACCTAGGGGCGGTTCTTTTGAGCCGCCCCCTTTTTGTTTGTGGTGGAATGCATACAGAGTTAGGGAGAAGTGACAGGCTCTGTATGCTTACGGCAGTTCCACGGCTACCGTTCAACTCCCTG